CGTCGATGCTTAAGGTTTTGCCTGTTGCTGATCTCAGTCCAGACCGCTACAGTTCACGGGTCTGGTCTTAGTCATGCGCACCTCTGACGGCAATCACCGGCTGGTCAGCTGCCGCGGCCAGCTCTTCCGAATCGTTGATGGCAGAAGGGTCTGGCTTGATCAGCCCCCTGCCCACATTCTTCCTGATCTCCTCCATGGCACTCTCCTCTCGCCTCCATCTGATCGCAGTCTTGACCCTGGCTGCCGCGGCCATGCTGCTAGCCGGGCCTGCTGAAACCAGCCTGCAGCGCTCCTGCTCCAGCTACGCCCCCTCCCCTGCGGCCTGCAGCCAATGGTGAGCGCAACCAAGCACCAATCAATGGTGTTGCCGGCGATGCCCCGGCAGGACTACGAACAGCTCAAGGGGTGGAACGCCAGCCTGCTGAAGGTGGCGATCACACGCACCCCGGCCCATGCATGGCACGCCTTCCTGTCACCAGACCGGCCGCCATCGAAGGATTCGCCAGCCTTCAGGATTGGCACGCTGCTCCACCAGGCGCTGCTGGAGCCCGAGGAATGGCAGGCGATTGTGCCCTGCACCAATGGCCCCACCACCAAGGCCTTTGCTGAGGCTGCCAAGGCTGCAGCAGCGGACGGCAAGACCATTGCCCAGGCCAATGAGCACCAGCTGGCCGCGGCGATGGCTGAAGCTGTCCATCAGCACGCTGCCCTTGGGCCGTGGTTCAAGCCAACGCCGGAGAACCTGCAGCTCAATGAGCTCACCCTGCATTGGATTGACCAGACAAGTGGGCATCAATGCAAGGGCCGGCTGGATGCGGTGCGGATCACAGATGACGAGATCCTGATCCTTGACCTGAAGACCACCGCTGACGCCAGCACGTCGGAGTTCGGCAAGTCAGCAGCGAACTACCACTACCTGCTGCAGGCGGCGTTCTATGCCGATGGCCTGTTCCACTGCGCACGCTCTCTTGAGCAGGTGCTGGGCCTGCCAGAGGGTGCACTGATCGGCCGGCCGGTGGCGTTTGAGTTTGTGGCGATTGAGAAGGAGCAGCCGTATCAGGTTGCCCGGTATCGCCTCACCAATGACCAAGCCTCAATGGGCCGGCGGTTGTATCGCCGTGCCCTGCAGGCCGTTGTCGCTGCATCTGAGCTGGGCTGGTGGCCCGGTTACGACATTGCGCCGGTGCCCCTGGAGCTGCCGCCGTGGGCATGGATGCACCTTGAACACCTCGCTTCTGAAGACTGATGGCCCGTATCGAGATGCCGAACATCCGCCCTGACCGTTACGCCGGTGTACGGGTGGTGCCTGTTGAAAGCCTGCGTGACCTGCGCCGGCTGATGGTGTCCATCCTCTGGCTGCAAGCGCTGTTCCTAGTGCTGCAGGTGGTGGTGGTTTACCAACTGGTGCAGCCATGAAGGATCCGTACTGCCTCTGCAGCTCACTCGAATGGAAGCTCGGCATTCACATGGCCGAGTGGCAGGCGGCACGTGAGCTTGCCTACCGAATGAGCAAGGGTGGCGAGCAGATTGAGAAGGCCCACTTTGATGGTGTGGTCCGGCTTCTGCGGGAGCACCTGGCTCTGCTCAATGCCGAGCAGCAAGGGTAATGGCAGCCGCATCTGGCCTGGGCTGGTGGCTGGATCAGATCGGTCGCATCCCCCTGCTCACGCCAGCGGAGGAGATCGAGCTGGGCAATCAGATCCAGGCCTGGCTGCATCATCCTGATGGCCCTGATGCCTGCCCCCCTGGTATCAAACGCCGCGGCCGCAGGGCCAAGGAGCGCTTTGTACGCGCCAACCTCAGACTCGCTGTCAGCTACATCAGCAAGCACTGCCACCGGCTGGCCAAGAAGACCACCACCGAGGATCTAATCCAGGCTGCTAACGAGGGCCTGATCCGTGCGGTGGAGCGCTTCGACCCGCAGCGTGGCTACCGCTTCTCCACCTATGCGTACTGGTGGATCCGGCAGGCAGTCAACCGGCACATTGATCAGCACGGCCGGCTGGTCGCCATCCCCGGCTCCCATAGCCAGCACCTAGGCCGCCTGGGGCCGATCACCCGGCGACTGGAGCGTGAGCTGAACCGCACGCCCACACGCGAGGAGTTGGCGGCAGAGCTGGGCGTGAGCATGGCAGTCTTTGAGCAGCTGCTGATCAATGCCCGGCCCATCTCCAGCCTCGATGTGCAGCTGGATGACGACGGCCCAGATCTGGGTGATGTGGTCGCCACGTATGACCAGACGCTCGAGGAGCAGGAGGAGCAGCAGGATCGGTGGCGGCAGATTGAGCAGCTGCGTGGCCTGATCCGCAAGCTGCCGCGTACCGATCGTGACCTGCTGTCGATGGCCTGGGGGCTGGACGGCGAGGAAGTGAAGCCGAAAGAACTGGCGGGACGGTATGGGTTGAGCGTGCGGCAGCTGGAGCAGCGGCTGGAGGGGCTGCAGCAGCAGCTACGTCATCAGGCGGTGCAGCTGGTATTGATCGCTATCCCCAGGCAGCCGGTGGTGGCGGTGTCAAAGGTGGTAAAGCGGCGGCGGGTGAAGGTGGCGCCAGGGCAGCTCAACCTCTTAACTCTTGCGCCCAGCGGTAGTGCTCAGCTGACGGCGCAGGCCATCCCGGCTTAGGCGCATCTGCCAGCGCCAGCTTCACCTGCATCTGGCGCATCTCGCCAAGCGCCTGATCGAGACAACTCATATGAGAGTACCAACTGATGATCAGGTCATCCACCAGTGCGCACAGCTGATCCCTGCTCATCCTGGCCGCCACCCGTCGATCCAGTTCCATCTGCGCCTGGGTGATGAGACTGAGCTTGGGGATAAGCCAACTGCTGGAGGGGTCCATGGCGGTGCAGCAGCTACTGCAACAGTCTGCGCAGCCTGTATTTCCATTCATCACAGTTGGCCGAGATGAACGCGGATCAGCCTGCTGGCAGGTGGTAGGCCGTGATGTAGCAGTGCGGTGCTACTGCGGGCAGCGGGCCATAGAGATCATGCGGATGATGTGCCGCAGCAGGGGGATGCAGGCGCCTTAGTAGTCCCAACGGACACGGGGCCGCCCTGCGCGGATGCCCAGATGAACGAATCCCTTGGGTGCCCCGTAGCCGACAGAGTATTGCCAATACTTGTCGCAGAAGGTCTGCACAGCCTTGATATCAGCTCCATCGATCAGGAAGTCCACAGCCCCCACACCCGGCCCGTTGTACAAGTGCTCGCTGCCGCTGGCTCCACCTACCGCCTTGTTGATCGTGGGCGGACGGTAGCCACTGGTGATGATGACCGGCTTGTTGCCGAAGTTTCGCCGCACCCGCTCGAGGAACGCTGCCAGCTCTGCTGCTGTGTCTACCTGGTACTGATGATCAAAGCGGCGGGCCTCCTGATCCAGGGCAAACTCACCCAGTCGGATGTGAGGCGTCAGGCGGGTGGAGAAGGGGGAATCAGGCGTGACCTTGGCGGGTTGCTGTGGCACTTCTTGTTGGAGCGGCTTACCTACAAACAGCGCAACCTCAGCGTTGCGGCGACGCACTAGGCCCTCCAGAACCTTGCCATCAGCGTGACGCCAACGGGGCAATTCTTCCCGCACGACTTGGACCGGATCCTCACCAGCGTTCAGCCGCTTGCGGAGGGTGCTGTCCTCTAAAGCTGCGAGACCGACGTTGTATGCGAACGAGATGAGCGCGGCGATTTGGTTCCCGTTCCAGTTCTTGGAGGATGGGATCAGGTGGAAGATGTTTGGAGCGTAGAGGTCGAATAGGGAGGACTGGAGCAGATACTCGGCCTGTTGGGCTGTGATGGCGTCGTCTTTGCGGACGGGCCCGCCGCTGGGGCCGCTATAGCGCGTTGTCCCATACCCAATCGTCCACACCCCTGCCGGACACTTGTAGGCCTCAAGCCGCAGGCCCTCCCATTCCTTGATCATGGCCAGCGCTGGCGCCAGCCAGTCGGGATCCGGCTGCTTCCCGGCTTGGCTCCAGGTGTGGAACCATTCATTCTCCCGATGCAGCAGGCTGGCAGGAATCAGCTCGCCCAACTGCTGGATGGCAGCGATCTGATGCGGCAGCCCCTTGTAGTAGCGGAACAGATCAAGGAACTGAACAGGCGTCTTGGTCATGGCTCAGCAATCGGCGGCAGATCAGGCAGCCGGTCACCTAATGCCTTGTCTGCCCTGCGGTAAGCCTGTTGACCGATGTACGCCGCCACCGGCTCAAGAAAGGCCTTGAGCACAATCAGCCTGAGCGCACCAGCCAGCAGGCTGCCGGCGATGATGTCGCCAATGATCCGCAGGTCATCCCAGCTCCAGTGCACACTCATTGGTGTTTCTCACGGCAGGAGTCCACAACCTTCTGCATCAGCTGGCCGTGTTCTTGCCGTAGACGGCCTTGCTCTTGAGCGGTTTCCCTGATGGCCCAGATAAAGGCAAATCCAATCAGCAGCAGGAAGAAAGCACCAGCTGGTATGGCAATCTCCAGCATGTGCCAGTGATCAGTAGTGCGGCGGCGATGATCGTCCATCTACTCTTCCGGCTTGGCAAATCGCCCGTGTTCATCACGCCGACGGGTCCTCGTGCGCGGTTTAACCTGCACCTCTACGGGCAATAGGGTTTTAGCAGCGTGCAAGAAGAACCCAAGAGCAGTGTTGTCTTTGAGTTTGCGATTAGCGCCGACAGCCTCAGAGATGGCATACAGGACCCAGCCGAGGATGGCAGCCCACCCGGCAGGTTCAGAGCAGATCTGTTGCAGAAAGTTGGTCATCGAAGCTCCAAGCGGATGATCCGGCGGTCGTGCTCCTGCACCTGCTTCTCCAAGTCAATGAACTTGGAATTGAACAGCTCCTGGTTTTCCACGATCTGAACGATCCTGGCCTCCAGCTGCTGCAGCCTGTTCGGCAGCTGAATGACCAGCCAACCCACACCAGCAGCAGTGCCGATCACAGCAGCACTCAACACCGATGCAGCGGTGGCCTCCATGACCTGGATGCGGCTGAACTTCCGCCGTTCTACAAATGGTGGCGGCTGTGGCTCAGTCGTCACGACACGGGCAGGTGGCTACAGCGTCAGTCTGCCGAGCCTTCCTACCGCACACTGAGCAAGCTGACAGTGATATCTACGTACCCTCCAGACTTCTGAGTTTCCTCTGGCACGCCGGCATACTTCCAGCGGGTGCCAGTTGGGGCGATATTGGTCACATCCGACTGGCCAGCCCAGACGGTGGAGGGGAGCAGGAAGGATTGATGGCCGCCATCCTGCAGGCGGTAGTGGTCACGGATCAGCTTGGTTTCAGTTTGAGTCAGATTCTCGTAGCTGAGCTCCATGCTGATGCCATGCCTAGTGGTGCCATGCAGGAACCTGACATTGCCACCACCCCAACCGGTTTCAATCGTGACGGGGTACACGCCTAGGCCATACCGGCGAGCGACAGGGGCGAGGCTGGGGAAGTCAGCCATCAGTTCTGCAGCGTGATGGTGCTTGCCCCAACGCTGAAGGTGGCACTGGTGGCACTCACATCCCCGCCGAAATCGATGTAGGCCACCAGTTCATCAGCCGAGGATGCGCCACCGCGGCTCTTATAAATCACGCCACCCCGTGCGGTGAAGGTGGCCGTGGCCCAGTTCACGGCGGCAAAGGCCAGCGTCACCTTGTCATTGGCTGTGTCCTTGGTGACTGTGCAGGCTGTAGTGGCACCACCAGTGGTGTAGCCGTTGCCATCAGCAACCTCATTGGTCACGTCATCCCGCTTGTCGTGCGTGTCCTTATTGGCTGTGTAGCTGGAGGTGACCAGCATCAGCTTGAAGGTGTCCGCACCAAAGTCGATGTTGTTGTTGCTCAGATCCTCGATGCAGGAGTTATAGATGAAGGATGCCACGGCTTGCTAACTGCCTATGGCATCAGGCTATGAAACACTCGCGGCGCCAGCATCCAGCGAAACGGTGACGTTCAGGCTGTCACCAGTGGTGCCGAATGTCCCGCCAGCAATCGAGGTGGACATGGTGGCTGTGATGCCATTGGCAGCAGCAGCGGCACCAGGGGTGAAGGTGATCACCATTTGCGACACGAGGCCGCTTACGCTGATCGCCTCAAACGGCACGCTCTCCAGCACCACCTCCACGCTGTGACCAGCACAGGGGATATCGTCCACTACCGGCGGCTCGGCATATCGCCATTGGTATCCCGTCAGCGTGTAGTCCGCCGCTGCGCTGACACCACTCAACAGCTCGGATGGAATCGTGAACGACAGATACTCGCCTTGCCTGTTGGTGTAGTGGCTGAGGATACTCAGCATGTTGGCCTCCGTGAGGCCGATGAAGGTGAGCCTGAGCGTGCTGGCCAGCATCACATTGGAATGCCGCACCCGGCCCTCTAAGCCATTCCATGCGCGGAAGGCAGTATGCGGGTATTCACCGGGGGTGAAGACGCGAGAGCTGGGGATCAGCGCAGGGAAGGCGGTCATGGCAGCAGTGGGTCATCAGGGTCAAATCCTGAATCAAACACTCCAGGCCATGTAGCGGCAACATTAACGCCATCATCTGAGAACTCCCACGAGCCACTCACAATCTGCGCGGTTCGATTTGGTGTCGAAGAAAACACCTCAAACCCGTTATTCTGAATAACGTCAACATCAAGAATGGCGTCATTCGAATCAACCAGCTGCACCCTTGCGGTGCCACTTGAGCTAGATGCCTGACTGCCACTTGGCACTGTAAATGTCACGCTACTCGTCCATTCGGCACTGGGTCCATTAGGGTTTACGTTAACGTTTGTGCCTACAACTCTCAGGTGATTGCCTCCGGCCAGGCTTTTCCATCCGCCCGTTGATGTGATTGTTGCCGGTTCTGCAAACCACCCATTGCTCCAGCTCACGCCAGTCCATCTAGCGTAAGAGTAAATTGTCGGGTTGAATGCAACGCTGGTAATCGGGTCGGTCCTCTGCTCTTCCCCTGTTGGGCAGGAAATCCGGAACGAAACAAACTTGCCATTCCAGTCGCCACCCAGCTCCTCCGGTGGCGTGATCGGGATGCTCCATTCCACATCCTCTTGCACAATGGCGTTGGCTTCATCGCCAACCACGCCAATGATGCGCGTGATGGTGCCGCCTTCACACACGCCTTCCGGTGGGATGACCGCTTCACCAATGGTGGGTGTGCCCTGTACCGGGCCAAGCGGCGTGGCATCCTGACCATCAGAGGGGTTGGCGGCAGCTTCGCCAATCCCACTACCACCGCCAGAACCACCACTGGACCCACCGCCGATATCATCAAACTCAATATCATCCAGCACGATATCCTCGCCAGCATCCACAGCTACATCCGTCCCGATATCAAACCCACCAGGATCGAACTCATCGCCAGGGATGATGAACGCCTCGGTGGGAATAGTGTTATCCGTAGGCGAGTTGATATCGCAGCCCACGCCGGTGGCATTGGTATCCAGCAGAATGCCGGTACCCGTTGCATTGGCCACCAGCAATGACACGATGCTGCGATCCTGGTCATCAATTGGGAAGTGGCTGCATTCGTAGCTCACGTCCCCGGCCAGTGTCTTGCTGATCCGCTCCACCTGGTACAGGTAGTCATGGCTTGACTGGCCGCTACCGCTGGCCTGTCGGCTCAGCTTCACCCGCACA